GGAAGCACAAACAACCGCATTTGGAAGAATAGTAAAAAGATACAATTTATCTTTAAAAGACATTGATGATTTTAATGTTAGATACGAAGCGCATAAAGAAAACCTTAATTCTTTTGGTGCAAGATTAGCCGGTAGATTAGATTCTGAATTAGAATTTACACATCTATTAGGAGAAACAAATATATCAAAATCTATTGTTGATTGTATGAATGATTACATGGAGACTATAACTCAAATAAATTTATTTGAAGAAAAAAAATCTTTAAGGATCATAAGTTGTTGGGTTAATGATATGAAAGCGGGGGAGTATAACCCACCTCACACGCACCATGATAACTCAGGATGGTCCAGTGTTTTGTTTTTAAAAGTACCGGAATTTATTAATGATGTGAAAGATCCACACAAATTTAGAGACGGACAATTAGGTTTTACATCCGTTGATGGTACAAACATGACATGGATGGAACCTGAAGTGGGACATTTTTATATATTTGAAGCGTGTCATCAACATTGTGTTATGCCTTTTAAAACTAAAATAAAAGGAGAAATTAGAAGATCTATGTCATTTAATTTTGTAGTAGATGTATCACAAAAATGAATAAACCTTTATTTAAAATACATGATAATCTGTTTAATGAAAAAGAAATAGATACTTTATATGGTTCTTTTAGAGATGAAAAACCTTGGACATTTACAGGGGCAGCTAATGATTTATCAGGTCCTAGAAAATTTAGAAATCCTTTAGAGAAAAAAGATAAAGTAAATAAAATATTATATAAAACAGCAGACGATATTTTAAAAAAAGAAAATTTATTTAATTCAGTAGAGTTAATAAATTCATATGCTAGTTCGTATGTTTATGGAACACTTCATGATTTTCATGAGGACGGAGCTAATGATTACAATCAAATATATACTGTAATGTTTTATTTAAATAAAATATGGGGATTACCATACGCAGGTGAAACAATTTTTTTAAATAAAGACAAAACAGAAATTGAAAATGCTGTAATTCCAAAACCAGGAAGAGCTGTTATTTTTGACGGCTTTATAACTCATGCAGCTCGTGAAATATCTCGTTCTTGCATTGAACTTAGAATGGTTGCAACTTTAAAATATCAAAGAAAACATGTTTAATAAAAAAATAACTTTTTGTGCAACTAGAAAAGACATGCTTGAAGTGTGGCCTCATCCAAAACCCGCTTCTTATTTTGTTCCAAAAGAGTATAAAAATTTACCAAGATTTCAAAAAAATAATATGCAACACCGTACGGTTAAAACTTGTATTCCTTTTTTAGATTCAATGACAGCTGGCTATATAATTCCTTTTGATCAAGATTATTTAGTTGATCCTACTGAAACTGATTTTAGTGTTGCTCCTGCTAGTCGTGAAGTTGAAGATTTTGGTTATCATAATAAAACACAATTACCACCTGAGTGGCATAAATCGACCGGTGAAAATGCTGGAAAATTTTATAATAAATGGTTAATAAAAACTCCTCCTGGATATAGTTGTTTATTTGTACATCCCATGAACAGACTAGAAGAAAGATGGAAAATTATTGAAGGTGTGGTAGACACTGATACATATATCAATGTAATTAATTTTCCTTTTATTTTAAAGAAAAGAGATAAACAGTTTTTAATTAAAAAAGGAGATCCTATGGTGCAAGTAATTCCATTTAAACGTGAATCATGGAAAATGTGGTCTGGTTTTTATATAGAAAAACTTCATTCTAAAACTATAAATTTGTTAAATAGTGAATGGGTTGATAGATATAAAAAATATTTTTGGAATAAAAAATCTTTTAAATGAATAATTTAAAAGATTTTATAAAAGTATACGACAATGTTTTGGATAAAGATATTTGTAAAAAAATAATTGAAAGTGCAGATAAATCAAAGTTTAAAAGGGCAACACTTGAGGGTGAGGTAAAGGATGCTAAAATAAGAAATTGTTACAGCAAACCATTAAACCAAGAATTTGAGACAACTGTTTTTGAAACAGTTGGAAATGTCCTAACTTTATATCAAAATGATATTGGTTCTTTTGCAGATGGTGCTGAAGGTATAGATACAGGATATATTCATTTGTTTTATAAAGGTAGTGAAAAGGGAAAGTATAAAACTCACATTGATCATTTTTCAGCAGAACCAAGATTACTTAGTATATCTCTATTATTAAATGACAATTTTGATGGAGGTAGTTTTTGTTTTTTTAATGAGTATGTTATTGAAAAAAAAGTAGGTAGTGCAATTGCATTTCCAAGTAATTTTATGTTTCCCCATGCTGTGTTACCTGTGTCAAACGGAGATAGACACTCCATAGTAACATGGATTCGTTAAATATTATTTTTAAGAATGATTAGAATCGTAAGCTTGCCAATTAGCTAAAGCATTACTTGTTCCATTAGCTTCATCATCGGCTACAGCATCATTATATGCTGTTATTGCAGTCTCTATCTGACCTTTTCTTGTTTCTGCCCATGTAAGTAAAGCAGCAATAGTTGTTGATCCAATAGCATCACTTGTAGCATTTAAATTAGTATTTCCTGTCATCATTCCAGTAGAAGGATCTTTTGATTGAATTTCATTCTGTCCTACTAAATTGTTCCAAATAACACAATGAATTGTATTTGGACACCAAGCGTCTACCCAATTTTTACCTTTATCTGCCCAATTAATTCCAAAAGAATTATCTATTAAAATTCTATCTCCGTTTTGTATTACAATCTGTGTTGCCATCAATATCTCCTAATGTTTTATAATATAGTTTACCACCACAAAAGGTGAGAATGAATTTGTTCCTGCTGCTGTTACAGTCCCTGTTAAAGACGTTGTAATATTCCCTGTTAAAGTACCGGATAAAGTATGAGAGTGATTATGACCAGTTCCTGAGCCCGTATTATCAATAGTAGCAGAAGCAAAACCAGTACCGGGACCAGGGTTTACACTATCAAGAGAAGTACCACTAATAACATTTTTTTTAGCATCACTTGTATGACTGTGTGATGCTAATTGAGCTGTTGTTATGGATGTATTGTCAATGCTTCCTGTTATGGTTACAGTTTGGTTTGTAGCATTTGTAGCAGCTTGGTTATTAGTTACCGCTACAGTTACTGTATTTGCACCACCAGTTCCAGCTAAGTTATAAGTGTTACCATCATAACCTTGTGGCAGTTTACCTTGTAATTGAGGAACATTAAAAGTTGTTGAACCATCACCAGATCCATAAGTAGTAGAAATTACAGCGAATAAATCTGCATAAGTTGTTCTTGAAATTGCTGCTCCATTACATAAAACATAACCGTCTGGAGCTGTTGCTTTTGTCCAAGGCTTAATTGCGCCTACTTCACTTCTGTTTACTATATCTTGTAAGTTAGCCATTAGTCGTTATATTTCAACCTCCATCCATTGTCACTGTTTACATAAACAAGCGCAATGCCCGCACCATCTGTGCTGATTACTAGATCTGATGTAAGTCCTTGTATCTTTTCGGAGTTACGACCTACTGTTAAATTGTTTGTACCAAAAGTTCCTTCTGCGTCAATAATTTTTACTTGATTTCCAATTGAAGGAGAAGAAGGTAAAGTTATTGTAAAATCAGTACCAGATGTATCACAAAAAAGATTGTCTCCGTCTGATGCTGTATAGTTACCCGTTTTAATTTGCCAAGCTTCACCTAAACCAGCTAAAGAAAAAATATCATACCAGTTAGTTCCGTCAGTGGCTACTAATCTATATTTACCATTAGTTACTGTTACAGTATTTCCTGTAGCACCTAGTCTTGCAGATATATCTGCACCACCAGAAATGTTGTTATAAATTCCGTAAGTTTTTTGAGTTGCTGGAAACTGTACTGTGTGAGTTGTAGAAACAGTTCCAGTAAAAATTAATTGATTATTTCTAGCCTGATTGTTTGCTTGAGTTTGAGGACCATCTCCGTTTGTTAGAGTGGTTGATGTTCCAGTTGTAATCGCTGGTACAGAATAAACACCCGCAATTGCGAATTCAAAAACTTGAGAAAAGTTGTTATTCGTAATAGTTCCCCAAGTACCTGAATTTGCCCCTGATGCTTGTAGCTCTATTCGTAAACCTGTTGAATAAGTTGAACTCATTTAATCTCCTAATAAAGTTTTAGTTATTATTTTAAAGTTTGTCAAAACTTTTTTATGCAGCTTTATGAACTTCTGTCCAACTTATGGCTGGGTTAGAGTCATCCACTTCAGACCAAAAAGTCCCTTGTAAATTACCTACACTACTTGTAGCAGAAACTCCAGTTGGTGTAAAGCTTACATCTATGCGAACATTTAATATTCCGGTAGATAGTGTTGCTGATACACTAGGAGCCGTATAAATAGTTTCTTGTGTTTCTTCACCTAATGATGAAGTCATGCCCACACCAGTAACAAATACTGAGGTTCCTACAGTACCTACAGAAGATGTCATTGCATTACCAGAAGGGAATACAACGAATTCTGGATCTGCCTCTGCTGTTCCTACAGAAATATCAAGTTCAGGTTCACTTGCTGCAACAACAGTTACTTGTGAATCACCTGATATTGAGAAAGTTCCTATTGATGAAGTTGTTGCAATTCCAGTTACAGATATATTTTGATCTGTTGCTACTGTTTCAGTACCCAAAGAGGCACTAAGTGCTTGACCTGTAAGAGCAAATGAACCACCTACAGCACCCCATTGTTGATCATTCCATCCAATAGAGGCACCTGTGTTTATATCTGTATCCCGGTTCCAACCAGTTGTTGATGTTACTGATTGTGATTCATCTCCAACAGAAGAAGTAAGAGAATTACCAGTTACAGATATATTTTGATCAGTAGAAACTGTTTCAGTCCCAATAGTAAATGTAAGAGAGTTCCCTGAAGGATTTACCTCAGCAATACCAACAGCAGTTAAAGTTCCGGTTGTTGATGTTAAACCAACACCAGTAACAGATATGTTCTGATCAGTCGCAACTGTCTCAGTTCCCAGAGATGACGTGAGGCCATTACCTGTAACAGAAACAGGTGCTTGTTGGTTCCACGCACCACTGTTCCAAGTTTCTCGGCCCCATCCTTGGATAGAGGCCATGTTTTATCTCCTATGCGATTCTTAGAATTGCAGCAGTCGCTTCAGCAGCAGGAAACGTAATTGTAAATGTTCCTGAAGTTGAAGATTTAACAGCACCAAAATCTAATACACAAACAGATGCATTTGTGGTTAAACCAGATACAGTTGAACTATTATAAATAACAGCAGCTTGTGCTGAAATAGTTGCACTTGTAAATGATATATCAGAAAAATCACAAACAGCAGTGTCTGTAGATAAAGCAGGAGTAACCGAAGTTAATGCTCCTCCACCTTCAGAATATGTTCCTGAGTTTGCCACTTCATCAGTTTGTTGAAATGCAGTTGTTGATTTACTTAAAGTTGCTTCGTTGTCGTATAGCGCTAGTTTAAAAGTGTTCCCCGTCGTAGCCGTAAAATTGTGTAGGCCTTTCAGGATCTCCACTTTAAAACTGTTACATACAGCTTGAGTAATTGCCATAATAATCTCCTATGGGTTCCTTGATTCGAGAGGGATACGAATAACGCCGTCCCGAAATTCGTCTCTACGATCACGCCCCATCTCATATGTGGCTAAAGATTGCATAGACTGATTAAACATTTTATCATAATATTGTATCATATCTGCCGGACCTTTCAAGTATCCAAGTGCTTGTAAAATACAACCATATAATAGCACGTTCGGAGCATTTTGACTTAACCAAGTAGATGTTTGTCCACTTGATAAGCCATCAGGCTTGTACGTGTATGCGAGCTCACATGTTAATGCAGCATTCGGAGTTGGCGCAACATAGTGCGTATCTTGGTCCCACATAGCATAATATTTAGGAGTACCAGTTGCCGTTCTATCAGGCCAGTATTCATTCATAAACGAAATATCTTTTTGTATCAAGAAAGTTCTTTCAGGTTCACTTGCACTAGCATCATAAACTTGAATATAACGTGTATTTTGCCAATCGGAAGGAAGAGGTAAAAAAGGATTATTTACTGTTAATACTGCATTGTCATATTTACGATAATAAGTAAGATCTACTGTTCTCATTACTTGATCCTCAATAGATTTTATAAAAGGTTGTATAATAGTATCAGATAAAATAATATTATCTGTTTCTGTATAGTTTCTTACATTATCGTTTAAATCTGAATAATCGGTCATGATGTGCTCACTGTAACATTTCCTGTAAAACTTTGCATCTTAGTTATTTTTGAAGGTTGTTGAATACTTAAAGGCATCATACTTTTAACAATAACTACAGACCCATCGGAAAGAGTAGTTGTTTCATCTAAAGTTTGAAAAAAATTGGGAGTTACACCTACTACTCCTACTTCAATTGTAGCATCTCCTCTTTGAGGTTTTGCATGTTTTAATGATTGTGCATCGGTAGGATGATTAGTAGGATTTAATAAAGGAGATTTAGGCTCGTATTCTGAAATATGAACCCAGGCTCCTGTCCATTCTTGAACCATCTCATTGTACGGATAAGCCATTCCGTCACGATCAGAAATTCTTAATGCAAATCTACCAGAAACGTAACGACCCATTAGTATGTCCCCGCTATAATTCCTAGTTGAGGCACAAAGTGAGAACTTACATTTCCTCTATTAGTGTCCGCTGCTCTTCTAAATTCTTCTTCATAAGCAATCTTTAAAATCTGCGTTCTTTCGGAAGCATATTTTAAAGCAATATAATAAGCAAGCCCTGCTGTTAAACACGGTAAAAAAGAAAAAGGTATCTCTGCATTATTAGTATAAGCACCTGAATCTTTCATTCGTAACATAGCATAATAAACTACAGTATAAGCTACATCTGCTGCTGGATATAAATACAAAGTAGGGTTAATAGTTTTTTCAAAGTAAAATTGCGTAGGTCTTCCACCAGAAGTTTTAACTGTATAATTTAAATATGTTGAACGACTAATTGGAGAACATGAATATTCATTATTACTTGAATCACGAATAACCATATCTGTTATTTCTACAATTTCAGATGCGGCATTTGCACCTGAACCATACAAAGCAGTACCAGATAAACTGGTTGTATCCGCTGCTAATGCAGCAGTTTGCTTTTGTATCGTCCAAAGATTAAGTCCTCTATTAGACCATTCAGCCAATAAAAGATTTAATGATCTTCGAGCAGTTTTTAATTCATAACCGCTTCGATCTTGGATTCCACATCGTTCAAAAGCCTCCTCAATAATTTCACTTATTGAAAGATTAAAATCAGCAGTGCTTGCATATGTTGGCATTATCTATTGATCTTGCCTTTTTTACGAGCCTTACTTCCAAATTTACCATAAGATTCATCTCTGCTTGCTTTCAATTGTTTTTTAGTTCTTTTCTTTTTTATTCGCATAGCAATAGATTCATCTTTACGATCTTTATAACCTTGTTTCTTCTTTTTAACTTTTCCACCTTTTTTCATACCAGCGGGACCACGGTCCATTAACATAGTAGGCATACGTTTTGATCTTTCATCAACACCATAACCTCTTGAATACATCATGTCGCCTGTACGACCACCCATATTCATTTTCTTAACTTTTCCGCCACCACGCATTTTAGCGGTTTTTTTAACTCTTCCTCCGCTACGCATTTTAGCAGTTTTTTTAACTCTTCCTCCGCCTTTCATTTTAGCAGTTTTCTTTTTACCCATCATGATAGACCTCCATTGATCTGTTTGTATTTATTAGCACGAGATACCACAACGTCTTGATAGTATTCGTCAGGCCATTGTTTATAATAACCTTGCTTATGCAATTTATCAGAAGCTTCTTGTAATTGCGAGAACTTTTGTACCAACATCATAGAATATTTATAGTCAGGTCCTGATACATCTACATCCTTATTTGGGGAAACAAGGAACCTTTGTTCTTCTTCCGTTGCAGGATTAGAAGGATGAAAACTCATAAAATAAAAGTCTTTTTTATTATACCATTCATTAAAATCTTCAGTAGCCATATGAAGTTCATCAGGAGAATAACTAAAATAAGGGTCACAAAATATAAGAATTTCTGAAACCGAAAAATCTAAATTTTTTAAACAATCATTTAATTCTTTTTTATAAGGACTATATTTAGGTTTTACTGTTACCCATACCTTTTTATCTAGCCAAGCTTTTTTAGCAAAAGGACAGGCAGGCACTCCACCTAAATGAAGATTTGGGA